CCCCTTGGATCTTTTAACCCTAGAAACGGCTCAATAAGGCACTATCAGGAAGCATCTGAGTAACTATGACTCAAAACCATCAAACAGGCTTAGATAGCCCTCCTACGGCTTACCTAGGGGCGACAGAACCGCGTATTAGGTCAAAACCGGTCGATTTACCTTCTCGCGGACAGGAAATGATCGATTTTGTGGAGAAAATCAAGGATCCAGTTACCGGTGAATACTTCAAACTGCTCCCTTGGCAGAAATTGCTGGCTATTGAGATGCATCGAGTCAAGCCTGATGGACGCTGGTATCACAATGAAATCGGAGTGATTATTGCTCGGCAGAATGGCAAGTCTACCTTTATGCAGCTTCGAATCTTGGCCGGAATGTTCCTCTGGGGTGAGCGCTTGCAGGTTCATACCGCGCACAAACTCACAACCTCATCTGAAATCTTTTGGAAAATTGATGAGATCATTCAAGCCAATGAACAACTTGTGACTCGGTTTGTAAAAAAGTACGAAACTAAGGGAAGCCAAGAGATTAAACTCAATGACGGCACTCGATACCTGGTCAGAGCCAATAACTCGGCTGCTCGTGGTATTGCAGCGCCAGATGTTATTCACCTGGATGAAGTTCGCGAATATAAAGATGATGAAGTTTGGGCATCGCTTCGATTTACTCAGATGGCCAGCAAGAATCCGCAGGCGATCATGTATAGCAATGCCGGAGACCAACATTCCGTAATTTTGAATCGCATGCGCGAAAGAGGACTTGCAGCAGCTGCAGGATCGGATGATCCAATCGGTTGGTTTGAATGGAGTGCCGAACCCGGTTGCTCCATCGATGATATTAAAGGCTGGCAACAAGCCAATCCCAGCCTTGGACATACAATTCACATCGACAATTTAAAATCGGCAATGTCAGATGATGAGTCTATTATTCGCACAGAACTATTGTGCCAATGGGTGAGTCAAATCAATCCAGCCATCAATCCGTCAAGTTGGACAGAGTGCGCGTCTGAGGGTACGCTCGCTTTGGATCGGGAGCAACCAACTTGGATGGCAATTGATCTATCACCAGATCGAAAAGCAGCAGCGTTAGTGGCAGCTCAGAAACTTGATGGGGACAAGTTCTGTGTTGTGTTACTGGAGACATATTCAAATCCAGTAAATATTGACGATAAGGATCTAGCAAACAGCATCGCAGTATGGGCGCGTAAATACTCAGTCGAGACTGTTGCTTACTCCCGTCAGACCGCTGGCGCTGTTGCTTCTCGGTTGGCTCCAGCCGGTATCCCTACGACTCCAATTGATGGAGCCATTTATGGTCAGGCTTGCGACGAAATGTTGTCGGCTATTACCTCCCAGCGATTAGTTCACGGCGATCAGATGGAATTAAACAAACAAGTTCTATCGGCCGTTAAATTGCCTTTTAAAGATGGTGGTTGGTACCTTGGACGAAAAGCCTCAGCTGCGACAATTTGTGCCTGCGTTGGCATGGCAATGGTTTCCCACTTTGCGACACGACCAGACACAGAAATTGATATCGTGTTGGGTTGATTATGCTATAATTTTGTGCTAATGGCTATTAGAGATTTGTTCGCGAAGGCTCCTGAACCGGTAGGACTGACGGTAGATGCAGCTGCGACTCCAGCACCTTTCAACTCAACTTACAATAACTTCTTTTATCCGTTGTCAAGTGCTACACGCGAACAAGCGATGGCAATTCCAACGATTGCAAGAGCGCGTAACATTTTATGCAGCCTTGCAACATTGCCACTAGAGCAATACGTTAAAAGTACCGGAGCACACGTCGAACCCAATCGAGTAATTAACCAACCTGATTCGCGTGTCCCCGGTTCTGCTATTTATGCTTTCATTGCAGAGGATTTGTTATTTTCCGGCGTGGCGTATGGACAAGTCATGGCTATGTATGCAGATGGACGAATTCAAGAATGGACACGCGTTGCACCTGGTCGCGTAACTTATAAAACAAACGCGCAGCAAACAGAAATTATCGGTTATACAGTAGATGGATACGATGTCCCTTCAATGGGCGTTGGATCTCTTGTAGTGTTCAACGGTTTGGATGAAGGATTCTTATCTCGCGCAGGCCGAACAATCAGAGCTGCAATCGCGTTGGAAAACGCATCAGAAGCATTTGCTAAAGAGCCAGTACCGATGATGGTTCTAAAGTCAAACGGAACAAATCTTACTAGCGAGCGTATTGGCAAATTGCTTGAAGCCTGGCGCGTTGCCCGCACAACTCGATCAACAGCATTTTTAAATGCCGACGTTGAATTGCAGGCAATGGGAATTGATCCAAATAAACTGCAACTAAATGAAGCACGTCAATATGTCGCGTTGGAATTATGCCGCGCTATTGGACTGCCTGCATTTTTTGCAAGTGCTGAAACGACCACAATGACCTACTCCAATGCAACAACGGAGCGTAGATCGCTTATCGATTTTGGTGGTCGTAATTTACTTTTGGCAATTGAACAAAGGTTGTCAATGCCGGATTTTGTCGGCCAAGGCAATGAAATCCGTTTTTCACTAGATGAATACCTGCGCGGAAACGCTTTAGAGCGCGCTCAGGTTTATGAAATCCTGAATCGAATCGGCGCAATGACCGTTCAAGAAATTCGCGAAGAAGAGGACTTAATCGACTCATGAAAATAACAATGCCAGTAACAATTACTGCATCAGATGCCGAATCACGCATCATTGCAGGTCGCATCGTTCAATGGGACTCAGTAGGAAATACATCTGCTGGTTCAACAGTATTCCTCCCAAACTCAATCGAGTTTAGCAAGAACACAAAACTAGTTTTAGAACACAACCAGACAAAACCTCTTGGCAAGTTGATTGAATGGTCTCAGGACGATACAGGAATTACTGCATCTTTCAAGATCGCTAAGACAACTGCTGGAAATGATGCACTTGTCGAAGCTGCTACTGGACTTCGTTCAGATTTTAGCGTTGGAGTTCAAGTAGATGCATGGGATAACAAGGATGGCGTTATGGCTATCAGCGCATCGAAGTTAATTGAAGTTTCACTTGTAACTGATGGAGCAATCCCAGGAGCAGAAGTGGAAAAGGTCGCAGCAGCAGAAGCCCAAGGTCAAGCTGCAAGCGAATCAACCCCGGAACCTCAGATCGAGGAACCTAAGACAGAAGGAGACGACCTAGTGTCAGAAACCGTTTCAGAGGCAGTATCAACCGAGACGGTTGAAGCTGCTAAGGCTGAAGTTAAGGCGACATCACATCCGCTTAACTCACAGCGCGTTCGTACACCTATCGTGTCAGCAGGCACATTCCTAGAGCACTCAGTTCGCGCACAATTGGGCGACGAGACATCTAAGTTGTATGTTGCTGCTGCATCAGATACAACATCAACTGAGGTTGCTGGTCTTGTACCAACACCACAGTTACAAACAATTTGGGATCCAAAGTCCACAAATATCCGTCCTGCAATTGCAGCAGTACGAAATGCAGTTTTGCCTGCTTCTGGTCTTACATTCCAGTTGCCTCGCGTAAAGGCTGCACCAACAGTTGCAGCAGCTGCACAAAAGGGTGCTTTCTCAGATACTCAGGTTGAAATTGAATATGTAACAGCCACCGTATCCAAGTACGCCGGAATGCAAAAATTCGACGTTGAAGTTCTTGACAGAACATCACCTGCGTTTTTCGATGAATTAGTTCGCCTTATGGGCAACGCTTACGCATCAGCAACAGATGCAGCAATGTTCACAGCACTAGCTGCTGGAACACTTGACTCAACAGTTATCACACTTCCATTTGACGGAGATACATTCGCTGGATTTATTTCACGCGGTGCAGCATCTGTCTACGCAAACACAAAGCGCCACGCAACAGGTATCGTATGTACACCTGATCAGTGGGCAAACATGATCAAGTTGAACGATTCAACAAAGCGTCCTCTATTCGATGTCGCTGGAAATGCATCAAACAACATGGGTTCAGTAAATCCTGGTGGATTTGTTGGATCAGTAATGGGACTTCCAGTTTATGTAACACCAAACGCATCAGGCGTAGCAGATGATTCAATCATCATCCTAAACGGCGATTCATTTGTTTGGTACGAAGGCGCTGGTCCACTACAACTCCGTACTAACATTGTTGGTACAGGTCAGGTTGAAGTTGGATATTACGGTTACGGCTCAGCAGTAACTTTGACAGCAGCTGGTGCATTTACACTAAACGTGTAATCGAAGCACAAACTTAATCATGCCGGGGGGGTTGCTCCCGATCTCCCCGGCAGCAGTTTAGAGAGGATGAAATGCCAAGTATTATCACAGCGTCAGAGTTGAGATCGGTGCTTGGCGTTTCGTCTGCTCTTTATAGCGATGCATATTTAAACGATATAATTGATACATCAGAGCAAGTCATTTTGCCTTTACTTACAACTTTTGCAGCACCAGTTGAAATGGTTTCGCTGACTAATAATGTCGCAACCTTTACAACAGTAGGAATCCATGAATTTACAGAGGGACAATCAGTTGTCATTGCCGGATGCGGAACGCCATTTAACGGCACTCGAACAGTCAATGCTGATGTCGATGCATACACATTTACAGCAAACATCACTAACGCCGATGTCCTTGAAAAGAATGTCATCCCTAGCGGATCCGCAACACTTACAGGCGCTTCAACTTATGTTGGGGTCGCAGCTGTTGAATCAGCGATCATGGTAGTTTCAGTCGAAGTATTCCAATCTCGTACTGCTCCAGGCGGTCAGATCGAGGGATTAGATTTTGCTCCATCACCATTTAGGATGGGTCGCAGCTTATTTAATCGTTGCGTTGGTCTCCTAGGGCCTTATATTGACGTTGAAACGATGGCTCAATAATGCCGAGCACAATTCTTTCAGCGGTTCGTACTCCTCTTGCTACAGCATTATCTGGCGTTTCAGCAAACGTATTTAGTTACGTTCCTGAACAAATTCCAGCACCTGCTGTCGTAGTCGTTCCGGATTCTCCATATATGGAGTTTGAGACTATTGGCAAGAGCACCTTTCGATGCAAGTTAAATTACACAATAACCTGCTGCGTTGCTTATAACAGCAACCCGGCTTCGCTTGATAATATCGAGCAACTTATAACAAGTGTTGTGGCGGTTATACCGGCTGGATATGAACTCCAGGTAGTTGATCGACCAACAGTTACTACAGTAGGCGCTAGCACCTTGCTGGTCGCAGATATACGGGTGTCCACCTGGTACACCCAAACAGCATAAGGAGAACCAATAATGCCAACAACAGTCATTACGGGTCGCGACCTAGTCCTTAGCATCGCAGCAGTAAACTACGATGCGCAAACAACTAGCGTCACACTCGTCAATTCACCAACCATCGATATTTACCAAACTCTCGATGGCAAGGCTTTTAAGCACACCGACGACATTTGGACTCTTAACGTGGAGTTACTTGCTGACTGGGGTGCAACATCATCACTATTCGAAGCAATGTGGCTTGCAGCTGACGCAAACCCAAATACAACTCTTGCAGTATCACTAACAGCTGCATCAGGCGCTGTATTTGCTTGCAACGTATTACCTGTTTATCCAACAGTTGGTGGATCAGCACCAGGAGCGCAGACAGATACTTGGGCGCTTCAAGTAGTTGGAACACCAGCAGACACATTCAGTTAAAATCTAACAACGGGAGCACAGATGAAACTACCAATCACAATTACATATAATGCTGGCGACTCTGCAACTTATGTTGCTCAGCCACCAGAGTGGGCTAAGTGGGAGAAGGCAACTGGTAACACGATTTCTCAGGCTAATGACAAAATTGGCATTTGGGATCTTTTGTTTCTGGCTTACAATGCTTATAAGCGCGAAAGCGCTGGAAAGCCTGTTAAGTCTTACGAGATTTGGTCTGAAACCGTTGCTGATGTAACAGTCGGAGACGATAGCCCAAAAGCCACAAGCCCGGAAGCGTAGGCAGGATCCTCGTCACTCTAGCGATAGAGACAGGGATACCAATGCAATACTGGGACGATGCGGATGATGTCTTAACAGCGATAGAGATTTTAAAGGAGCGATCGGATGGCAGATGAAGTCAAGATCGCTTATGACAAATCAGATTTACGCGGTATTACCAGGGCTTTCAAGGCCATGGATGATCAAGCCATCGAAGCTGCTAAAAAGGAAAGTTCTAACCTTGCTGAGTATGCTGCTGGACAAATTAAGATCGCAGCAGCAACTCGCACGGTTTCAGGTACTGCTGCTCGCCGTATTGCTGATGGAGTTAAGGTAAGCAAGACTTCAAAGATTGGTGAGTTCAGTTATGGATTTGCTCGTCAAAAGTTTAGCGGTGGCGGTTCAACTTTAGATTTACTTTATGGTATGGAATTTGGTTCTAATCGTTTTAAGCAGTTTCCAAAGCGCACGCCAAACAAGGGTAGAGGTAACTCCGGTTACTTTATCTACCCAACCCTACGACAGATCCAGCCGGATCTAGTTCGTAAGTGGGAGGAAACATTTAGCAATATTTTGAAGGAGTGGGATTAATGGCAGGTAATAGAACCCTTAAACTCTCGATCCTTGCTGATGTCGATGATCTAAATAAAAAGTTAAAGGCTGCTAATGGCGATGTAGAAAACAGCGCTACTGGCATGGAAAAGTTTGGCAAAGTAGCAAGTGCTGCTTTTGCAGCTGCTGCAGCTGCTGCTGCTGCTTACGCCCTCAAAATTGGCGTTGATGGCGTTAAGGCTGCCTTGGCAGATGAACAAAGCCAAGTTAAATTAGCCTCCGCGTTGGAAAACGCTACAGGAGCAACTAAGGCTCAAATTGCTGCTACCGAGGATTCAATTGACAAAATGGCCCGGGCAACCGGTGTTGCAGATGATAAATTACGTCCAGCGCTTTCGCGTCTTGCTTTATCAACCGGGGACGTATCTAAAGCCCAAGATTTATTGGCACTTGCTCTTGATATCTCAACACAGACTGGCAAGCCACTTGAAGGCGTCGCAAACGCCTTGGGCAAGGCTTACGATGGTAATACCGCAGCCCTTGGCAAATTAGGTATTGGACTATCTAGCGCTGAATTAAAGGCAATGTCATTCACCCAGGTTCAATCACGATTATCAGATTTGTTTGGTGGCGCAGCTGCTAAGAATGCTGAAACATTCCAAGGACGCATGGACCGTTTGAAAGTTGCATTTGACGAATCAGTTGAAGCAATTGGTTACAAGTTGCTCCCGATCATCGAATCACTTATTAACATCATTCTTACAAAAGTAGTTCCAGGCTTTGAAAAGTTTGCCAGACTCTTTGATCCAATCAAAGACGCAATTGACCGCAACAAGGAATCTTTTCAGGCTTTAGGCAACTTCATCGTGGATTACATTGTTCCTGTATTTACGGTTGCTCTCGGTGGAGCGATCTCATTTGTTGCCAAAATTGCTGCTGGCGTGGTCGATATCGTAGGCGGTGTGATTAATGTAATCCGTACTCTGGTATCTGGTGCCATTGATGGAATTAATGCTCTTATCAAGGCTTACAACGCAATTCCAATTTTGCCTAACATTCCAACAATCTCAAAGCCATCATTTACTACACCGACAGTTTCAGCACCAAAGGTAACGACTCCAACATATACAGCGCCTACAATATCAAGTCCCGGTACAGGATCGACTGGTACAACATCTAGTACAACCGGCCTAGCGACTGCAGCTGCAACAGCAACTGCTGCATCAACTGCTATTGGTTCATTTAATGCCGGTTCTTTCCGTATGGCAGAAGCTGCTACATCTGGAGATACTTACAACATAAACGTAACCGGAGCCTTGGATAAGGAAGGCGTTGCCCGTCAAATCGTGGATATCATTCAATCCTCTAATTTACGCGGCACTAATGGATCTCTAGGTCTCCAGGCAATATGAGTAACTGGACTCCGGTTTGGAAAGTTCTTATTAATGGGACTGGCGATAATTATGCGAATACCACAATCGCTAACCTCACCATTACGAGCGGTCGAACAACTATTGAGCAACAGGCTCAAGCAGGTTATTGCAACATTCAACTGGTCAATTTAAACAATGAGGCATTTGATTTTAAAGTAACAGATTCCCTAACGATAGAACTGCAAAATTCATCCGGTACTTATATACCGATTTTTGGTGGTTTTATCACAGATTTCAGTATTGAAGTTATTCAGGCTGGATCGACCGGATTTACTACAGCTGCCAATATTACGGCTGTCGGCGCATTATCAAGATTATCGAAATCTACCTGGACAGATACTTTGTCGCAGGATGAGGATGGTGATCAGATTTATGCGCTTATTGTCGATTTGCTGGTCAATAGTTGGAATGAAGTTGCACCGGCTTTAATCTGGTCTGCTTATACTCCAACAACAACATGGGCAAATGCTGAAAACGTAGGTCTTGGTGAGATTGATCGTCCTGGTGATTATACTTGTCAATCGCGTCCATCATCTGCCGAGGTTCTAGATCGTTACACCCTTGCAGCTTTAATTGCTCAATCCGCGTTAGGTCAACTTTATGAGGATGGATCTGGTCGAATTTGCTACGCCGACTCAACGCATCGCCAGGATTACCTTGCTGCTAATGGTTACACCGAGTTGGATGCTAATAACGCCTATGCTGCTGGACTGAGATCCATTACTCAATCCGGTGATTTAAGAAATGATATTACATTAAATTATGGCGCTGGTTATGGATCGCAAAAAACTGCTATCGATAACACTTCAATCAATACTTTTGGCAGATATGCAGAATCTATCAATACCGTAATCCATGGTGCAACCGATGCTCAATTAGTTGCTGATAGACGTTTAGCGCTCAAGGCTTATCCTCGCTCTAAATTTGATTCCATTACTTTTCCATTAGGCAATAATGAAATTGGTAATGCTACTCGAAATGCCCTTATTGGCATATTTATGGGCCAGCCGATAAAAATTACTAATTTGCCTGTAAACATTAATGACGGCACATTTGAGGGTTACGTCGAGGGCTTTACTTTTAGGGCTGGTTATAACCGGGTCGATCTGACGATCAATGCGACCCCTATTGAATTTTCCCAGGTTGCAGTTCGCTGGGATCAGGTTTCAGGCTCCGAGGCTTGGAATACTTTATCGGGTATACTTACATGGAATAGTGCGATAGGAGTAGTAGCGTAAATGGCAACAACAACAAATTATGGGTGGACAACCCCGGATGATACGGCGCTTGTAAAAGACGGCGCAGCTGCAATCCGTACACTTGGGTCATCTGTTGATACGACCACAAAGGCGCTTAATCCATCGACAACTCTTGGTGATATCGAATATCGCTCATCAACCGCGAACACAAATACCCGCTTAGGTATTGGCACGACCGGTCAGGTTCTAACCGTATCTGGCGGAGTGCCTGCATGGGCTACTGCAGCTGGCGCATCAGGTCCTGCATTTCGTGCTTATCGCAACACATCTCAACAATCATTTAGCCAAAGCACTTTTGTAAAAATACAGTTTAACGGTGAAAGTTACGATACCGATAGTTGCTTTGATTCAGCCACAAATTATCGTTTTACGCCTACTAAAGCAGGTTATTACGACATAAACTTAAATGTGCAGTACAGCGGAACTAACTCTGGATCACTTAAAGAATTGGTCATTTACAAGAATGGTGCTGCATATTCTCAGGTATTCTCATCAGCAGGAAGCGGAACACCTGGCGCAACTTGCTCAGTTAATGGGTCAGATTTGATTTATTTTAATGGCTCAACAGATTATGTTGAAGCCTACATTTATGACAACGACGCAGTTG